TTTTTAGTTACAAAATTTGGTACTAATATGGCTGGATTTTCTGAACAAGAAATGAAGTCTTTATTAGAAAATAAAAATTTACCTGATAATATAATTTTACCTAAAGAATTTGAAGTAAGAACTACTACTGAACCATCTACTAGTGTTAAGCAATCTGAATTACAGGCATTAGGATATGGTTTTTATAAAGGAGATGACGGTACTTATGATCTTAATCACCCAGAAGACGGTATTATTGCAGAAAGAGTTTCTTTAGAAGAAGCTATAGAAATAGCTACACTAGATGCTGAAAGAGAATCACGTTTAAAATCAGAAACTTCACAAAACACTAAATACGAAATATTCCCAGGAGTATTTGCTAATGCAGGACAGACTAAGGCACTTGATAAAATGACTGATTTCTTAGCAAGTGAAAATAAAGCATTCTTACTTAAAGGTAGAGGAGGTACAGGTAAAACTACTATTGTTAAAATGGTAATAGATAAAAGTAATATACCACATAGCCAAATTTTAGGTGCTACTATTGCTGATGAAGCTAGGGGAATTCTTGCAAATAATTTACCAACTACAGTTAAAACTAAAACTATAGCAAGTGCTTTAGGACTTTTGCCAGATTTTAATTATAAAACAGGAGAACTTTACTTTAGAGAACGCAATGCTCAAGAACAAAGAGAGTTTGATGCTAGAGGAAAAAGTGACCCTATAGAAAATGCAAAATTAATCATAATTGATGAGGCTTCTATGGTAGGAGATGATATCTATGAAATCTTAATGCGTAAAAAACGTCCTAATGCTAAAGTAATATTTATGGGGGATAATGCACAGATTCCTCCTATTATGGCCGATGGCGGTAGTAAAGACAGTCCTGTATTTGAATTATTAGAAGGTACTGAAAATTTTAGTGAATTAACTCAAAGAATGAGACAAGGAGAAGAAAGCCCTATTCTTCCTGTAACAGATGTATATGCCGAAAATATTGAATCAATGCAACGAGGAGACCAAGGAAAAGAAAACCCTCTTACTAAACGTACTTCAAGTTTTGATGTTAATAGTAATTCTGGCGTAATATTTACAGACAATCGTCAAGAAATTGTAGATGGTTTTGTAGAAGATTTCCAAAAGGATCCTGATAATTTAAAAAATGCAGTAATTATCGGTGCTCGAAATGAAATAGTAGACAATTTTGCACAACTTGTTAGAAGTAAATTATTTGACAATCCATCAGAACCATTTGTAATTGGGGATATTATAAGAGTTAATTCTCCATTTTTACAAGGTAAAGAGGTGTTATATGCTAACGGATTTAAAGGAAAAGTTATTAAAGTAGAACCTTTAGGAATAAACTCTTTAATTAATTTAGAAACGTTTGCTATTACAGTAGAATACGATAGTGTTGATATTTCAGGAAAAACTGTAAGAAAAACTACAAGAATGACTACTATTAATCCTGAAAATAAGAAGGCTCTAAAAAGTATGCTACAAGCTTTAGCAGTAAAAGCAAAGAGCAAACAAATTCCTTGGCAAGTTTATTATAACATAAAAGAATCTATAGTAGATCTTGGATATAACTATGCAATGACATCGCATAAAGTTCAAGGGTCAACTTATAAAAATGTATATGTTTTAGAGGATGATATTATGAGTTTCCCTGGTGGAAGACTTCAGCGTAATAGAATGCTATATACTGCAGTGTCTAGACCTACTACTAAATTAGTATTATTCTCTACAAAAAATACTTCAGCTGCTGTTCAAAAATCTACAGGATTAGATTTATCTAAACTTTCAGGTAATATAGAAAACTATCAATCAATGCCTACATCAAGTTACGGAGAAGAAAATGATAGAATGAGTAATCGACCTAGCGATGATGATTGGGAGGCTTATAATAGAGCAAGGGGTACTGATGAACTCTTACCTGATTCTGCTATTAATAGTGAAGAATTCAGGAATTATTTGTTAATTTGCGGTAAATAAAAAATTATGTCTATAGCTTGTCCTAATAAAAATACTAAAGAGTGGAAAGATCTTGTTAAACAAACAGGAAATACTTTAGCTAACTTAGCTTTTGCCGCAAATGGGTATAGAATGCCTGATGTAAAAAGTATTACTGAGATAAAGAAAGAGATTAAATTTCAATCAAAAGTAGAAAACTTTGCAGGAGTAGCTGCTAAACTTAGAAAGTATAATCAAAAAAATGGAACTTCTCATTATTTTGTTTACAAACCTGTTTGGGGTAATACTTTTGAATTAACTTTAAAGTATAATTATTTACCTGTAAACGAAGAAAGACAGAGACAGAGAATGGCAGCTAAAGGAGACCCTTTATATGTTGTAGACGATTTTGATGCTGCTGGATTTAATTACATGTACCCAAGTATTACTAATAAAAATACAGGAACTTCTAATATAGACGAATTAATTCCTAATGCTGAAAGTACAGTAGTAAGTGCTGAAAGATTACGTAAAGATAAAATCAATGCAGAAATTATTAAGCAGAGTCAAAAACTAACTAGTATTACAGACCCAACAGAATTACGTAAAGCATTAACTGTAATAGAAAAGTTAAAAGAATTACTAGAAACAGCAGAAGAACGTAATTTATTAGCTAAAAATATTAAAGCCTTTGAAGACATAGAACTTTTCGGCAAAAAGCAATTAAACGAAATAACGCAATTATTAAGTAATCCTGCTATTAGTGCAGATGATTTATACTTTGCACAAAAAATAGTAAATCTTTGGATAAAGGCAGGTGATTTTTCTACCGAAGCTAATCAACATATCTTTTTAGACGAAGATGAGTTTAATACTGATGCTATTCGTGCTAAATTTAGAGCTCTAGCAGCACAAGCACAGGATTTACAGAGTAAATTAACTACTTTAACTAATGATAACGTTACTAAATTTGTAAATCAATTTACAAACGGAGAATTAACTCAAGAAGAAATATTTAGAAATATACGAGATGTAAGTAAAATTGCATCAGAAACTTTAAATATAGCTCGTCATGGAGATAGTATGTTGCAAGCAGGTTTTGCTGCAGTAACTGCTGCTAACATGAATGCTCAACAAGAAGCTTCCAAAATGTGGAAAAATTTAGATGAGCTAACGGCTAAGTTTTTAAAGAAATCAGGCGGTAATTTTAATATTCTAAAGCAGTTAACAGAAGAGGGCCTTGAAACAGGTAGAGCAGTACACAGGTTTTCTCCAGAATTCTTTGAAATAAGAAATAATTTATTAAAAAGAGCTTTTTGGACTAGAGATCCTATTACTAAGAAATTAACTAAAAATTCTGAAGCAGTTAAAGCTTTCTTTGATTGGACAAATAGTAATACTATATCCTTTGACCCTAGAGCTTTATTTGAAGATACTTTATCGGAAAATGGTACTATGCCAGAAAGTTACTTATATAAACGAGTAACGTTTGATGAAGGCTCTAAGCAAAAACATATTGCTGAGTTAAAAGCGCAATTAGGAGAAAAAGGCTATGAGTATTATATTAAAAGAGCAGAAGCTAAAATAGATAAATTTAAACTTCTTAGAGAATCTAAATACGAAAGTATACAACTAGAAGAGAATCTATCTCAAGATGAAAAAGATAGTTTATTTAAGGATTGGCTAAAAGAATATTCTCCTTATTGGGGAATAGACATGTTAGAAAATCCTGTGTCTAGAAAAAAGGGATCAGATTCTTTTTATTCTCCTAAAGGTATTAGAGAATACGTAGTACAAGTACCTCGTAAAACTAATGCACAAGGGCCCACTAAATGGTACGATAAAAATTATGCAAAAATAGAAGCTGACGAAGATTTATTTGCCTACCATTCTTATATGATGGAGACTCTTAATAGCTTAAAGTATTTACTTCCTGAACAAAAACAAGCTATTATGGGGGTGGGTGTATTGCCTACTATTCAAAAAAGTCTAATGGACATGTATTCCGAGAAAGGAATGATGATGGGAGTTATTCCTTTTTGGGATAAGATGAAAGAGTTGCAAACTACTACCGATTTAGCTACAACTGTATATTCAGATGTAGATGCTAATACAGGTAATGTAGAAAAAAATGTGCAAATACAATACCTTGAAGATGCTGGGCCTAAAATACGTAGTATAGTAAAACAAAAACAAATTCAACATAAACAGCAAACAGGAAAAACTGCTACAAATGCTGATAATATAAGATTTAATAAAGAAGCTAAAGATATTTTATCTAAAGAAAAATCTTGGGATGTAACTAAAATCTTAAAAGCATACTCTTTAAATATCTTAGCGTATAAACACCAATCTTTTATAGCTCCTCAAATTAAACTACTTGACTTAGCTTTAAAAAACCGTGAAGAGATTATAACAAATAAAGCAGGGCAAGCACAATTTGATGAAAATGGAAAACCTCTTTCTCAAAAAGGGTTAACGCACTTAAAAGATGCTTGGGATTTCTTCTTAGATTCTACTCACTATGGAATAGGTGCTCGTAAAGTAGAAGGTGTTAGTAAAACTAAGTTATATACAGACGCTGAAAACAAAAGAAAAAAAGAACTTGAAGAGTTATTAAAAAACGAAACTGACGAAGATAGTAAGCAATTCCTACAAGGGCAAATAGACTCTCTAGGAGGGTTTAGAACTGCAAGTGGTAGTGTAGATGCTTTATTAAAATACATGACTCTAAAAGGGCTAGGATGGAACTTATTTTCAGCCAGTTCTAATATAGGTTTTGGGATAATTTCTAATTTAATACAAGCATCGGATGGTAGAGACTACTCTATGACTGATTTAAGAAAAGCTTATTTACTTACTACTAATTCTATTGGAAGAAACTTAACTTTTAATGCTTGGCAAGGAGTAAATAGTAATGGAGTTAAAATTAGAACATTAATGGATAAATGGGATTTACTTCAAACATCTAATAAAGAGATGTTTGATATGTCTCAAAAATCTTCAATGTCTAAATTAAAGAGATTCGGACCTTTTAGCTTACAAGAACGTTCTGAATACTTAAATTACGCTCCTGTAATGATAGCAGTAATGATGTCAAAGAAAGCTGATGGATCTCCACAGTTTCCTGCTAAAGATTCAAAAGGAGAAGTTGTTACTATGTGGGACGCTTACGATATAGAAAGCGGTGAATTAAAGCCTGGATATACTAGTGATGTAGACGAAATTAGAATGGTTCAAAAGATTAAAAGAGTTATCGAAATGAACCACGGTGATTACAATAATGCACTAAAAGTAAAATCTACTGTATTAGGAAGAGCCTTGTCACAGTTTAGAACTTGGATGTTTGAAGGATTTGCCAACAGATTTGAATCAGGAGTAAATCTAGATGGTACCCCTAAAGTTGATCAAATATTATCTTACGGATTAGATGAAGATTATGTAAAAAAGGGTAGGTACAGAAGTTATACTAAAGGGCAACTACTTACTACGGGAGCTGCTGTAGGGACTATGTTTTTACCTGGTATTGGAACCGCTGTGGGAGCAGGACTTGGTTATGTGGGCGGTAAATTTTTTGGTATGCAGACTGAGCAGAATGCATTATCAGATACACTGTTTACTCTTAAGCAATTAGCAAGAAAGTTAATGTTCCAAAAGACTCAATTTGGAGATAGATTTAATGCTGTTGATGCTGCCAACATACGTAAAAATATGACTGAACTATACATAATGATGACTCTTATGGGTACAGCATTATTATTAAAATCTATGGCGGGTGATGATGACGATGAAGAACAAGTTGTAACTAATTTTCTTCTTAACCAAACTATAAGACTTCGTACAGATATTGGATTCTATACTAATCCTTTGGAGTTTGAAAAATTAACTAAGACTGCTGTTCCAATGGCAGCTTTAGTAGATGATGTAAAAACTATTCTAAGTGACGCAGGAAATCATTTAAATGATGATGGCGACGATGATGTATTTGAAAGTGGGCCATTTAAAGGTCAAAGTAAATTCTTAGTTCATTTAGGAGAAGCAATTCCAGGTTCTTCTCAAGGTATTAGATTATATCGCACAGGCCAAAAAGTGATAGATTAATAAAAGAGCAGTGAGATAATTCTCACTGCTATGTTTATTTTAGATTTCTACAAGTTTATACTTAGAAAAATCTAGTCCTTCTTGTAACATGCTGTCTATGACAGACAGAGCTACACCATCTGATTTAGCTATTAACCCAGAGATTCTGGTTATAGACCTAGATAATTTCATTGCCTGTATTTCATCAGTTTTCCAAATTTTATTTCTGTTAGCAGCATTAGCAAGATTTAGCATATTAACTGCTTCTCTTACTTTCTGCGTAACTTTCTTATCGTGTTCATAAATAGTTCCCTTTAATTCAAGTTGGCAATCTAGAACTACTTGAAAAGCTGATAGCATCGTAATATAAGTTATAGACTCTTCACTAGGCTGCTGCTGTTCTTCCATTTAATTTAATATTTCTAATATACTTACTTCTTCTAATTCTTCTGCCATTACTTCATCTTCTTGTAATTCTCGAAAACGATCTAATTTAAAAGCAGGTTCTTGAATTCTATTTAATAATTTAATAAATATAGGAGTATTAGTAATTTCTTCTAATAAAATACCTTGAACTATATCGTCATTATTTAATATTTCTCTTATTGTGTAAATTTGATCTTTTACTACCCAATTTTTAAAATTTTCAATAATTCCTAAAAATGTACTAGCTTTAATACTTGAATCTATACATTGAACTTTTGATCCTATTTTCATTTTTAAACTAATATTAAATTTGTTTTATTTTTACTTCTTCCTAAGAAAATATGTTTTAGTGTACTATAAGGAATATTTTTTGATAAACATGCTTCTTTTATTGTACTATAATAAATACCTGTTTCAGTATTTAATACAAGTTTTGCAGATTTTCTATTTTCTCCTATTTGAGCTAATCTCATTTTCTGTTTAGTTTCTTCATTTCTTTTACGTCCTCGTAAAGTATTTTTATCACTTAATAAAAATTTTCTAATTTTTTCAATATGCTCGCGAGAATGTTTTTTACCTTTTAAACTTAACCCTCTTTTAATTTTTGTTTCTTTTGATTGTATATTTCCTAAACAATTAGTATTACCTTTTAAAGCATTACTAATTTTTTTACATGTTTCTTTAGAATATTTTTTAGGTGAATTTGAATCATTCGTAAAATGACAATTTAAACCTTTATCTACAACATTGTAAAATTCTTGCCAATAACGTTCTTGATTACTAAGTTTCTCAAAAATACATTCTTCAATAATTTCAAAAGTATGGTTTTCTACACCATACTTTTTTAAAGAATTATAAAGTTTTGTTTGATTTTTACAAGAAAATCTTTTGTAGACTTTAAAACGTTTTTGAATATCAATACTTTGTCCTATATAGACTTTATTAAATTGATTTGTTATTTTATATATTCCACATATTTTCATATACAAATATACAAAAATCTAATCTACACATATTACTCTAGTTCCTGGTGTCATTTTTTATTTTTAGTTTTATTATAATTTTTATAAAAATACTTCTCTTCTTCAGATAATTCTTCCCAAGTATAATTTTTAAATTGATTTAATAACTCTTCTTCGGAAAAATATGTTTCATTTTTTGAATTAAGAATCCTAGTAACAGCAATAAACTTGTTAAATGTGCCACCTGTATCTGAGTAAATTTGTTCAATTTTACGAATTACTGAAGCAACAGTATTAAATTTTGAAGAAGCTTTTCTATAACTATGATGCTTATCCAAATGCTTAATAATTTCATGTAATTCTTTTTTAGTAAAACTTCTTTGTGCATTTGGTTTATAGCTTTTGATATCCTCACCACTTAATATTAGTACCTCCATACAATTGTTCCATTAATTTATTTACTTGTTGAAAATTAGGACATTCCCATTCTCGATACTCTAAAAATGCTGTATAAGGGTCTTCCCAAGAAAATACATGCTGATTAAAAGATAATACTTCTGCGTATTGCTGTGCCTCTTTACCCCATAAAAGAAAAATAGTTCCAGGTTTTTCTGCTACAATTTGATATAATACAGTTCCAAAAAACTTCTTCCATTGCTTTTTATGTGATTTAGGAGTATTCTCCAAGCAAGTAAGACTGCGGTTAAGCATTAGTATTCCTTGTTTAGCCCAACTTTCAAAAGTAAAGTCAAACTCTAAATTCAAATTTCCATTTACTTTTTCGACTCTATTACGAATCTCTATTGCAGTAGGATTTTGGGAAATAGTAGATGTGTCAGAGAAGGCTAGCGGCCCTAATCCAGTATGTGGATGTGGTTCTGTTCCTATGATTACTATTCTTAACTTTTCCCATGGACATAATTTAAAGGCTTTGAAGATCTCTTTAGAATCCTGTGGATAAACAGTATCCATTGCGTATTTAACAGATATAAAATCCATTAATTTCTGCATATAGGGATCCTTTAGCAACGGTTTTAATACCATTGTCCAATCTTCACCTAATTGATTAATCCAATACTGTTTTCCGTACATATTGTTAATTTAAATTAGTTAAAAAAGCCTCTGAATTAACAGAGGCTGTCTTTCTTTATAAGAAAAATATACTCAATAAAATAGGGGGAGCCTATTCAAACTCCCCCGTTGGTTCTAGCTTTCCTTCGTAAAAAGCAAATTCTTTGAGCATATTAGCACATATAGTATCCTGTTCTATTTCAATTATTGGCCAAACTTCTTGGTCATATAAATTGGCAATAGAATTAGGATTACTTAGTCTCTCTTCCCAACTGTCTTTAAGAGCCTCAGATTTATTTAATATTAAAGGAAGTGTAAATGCTTTACCTGAGAAAAAGTGATTGCCTAAGATTAACTTCTTAGCTTCAGCACTTATTTCAGAATATTTTCCGTTTAATATTAATTTATAATCTGGAAGTAGCTCCTCAGTTACAGAATACACCATTATAAGACAACCGTCTTTTTCATAGTCATCTTTATAGTTGGGAAATCCTAACATCGTGTCGTAAAATGCACTAAAATCAGCATCTCTATAATTCTTTAATACTACAAACACACAGTTTTCTCTATAAGCATTAATGCTGTCATCCATTAGATAAGCATTAAGAAATCTACGAGTAAACATAGTCTTACCCCAAGCATTTTTTACATTACAAGTAAACAATGCTTTAGGAATTTGTAGTAGTGGGAATAAAAAGGTTGCAGTTTTTGTGTATTTTACTAGACTCATACTCCAATATTTAATTTACCCTTGTTAACATAATACTCCATGGGAAATTTCCAAGCATTGTTATCTAATGCATATTGCAGTCTGTCTAAAGCAGTAACAAAGCCTTCTAGTTTTCTGCCACTACTTAGAGTTCCGCCATCGAATCCTATCTCCATTACGTCTGCATCTACATTAAAAATCATAGGATCATTGTGCAAATTAGTTTCAACTACAATATACAGAAAATCTGCAACTGTGTAACCGTTATCCAATAATTCTTTTACTTTAGGATGTTGTAATAGACCCCAAGAGTACACAGTAGCTTGGAAATCATAGCGATAAGTAAAGAATTCATATTCAAATCCAGTAATAGGTTTGCCCGTAGTTTTAAAGTCAATCGGAGTTATAGTTTTATCAGTGTGATTTATACAAACTCTGTCTAACTCTCCTTTTAAATCAAACCCTTTAAAGTTAAATTCTATAATAAACTTATCCCAGAATTCTACGTTTTTATCATGCTTCTTATCTACATACGGTTTAGTAAATTCATCAGATTTAAGTGCCATTACGCAACTTAAAGCTCTAGCATACTCACTTTCTGTAATAGTAGTCTTGCCTTGAGTCGTCTTTAACAACTCAAAATAATCTTTACCGTCTGCTAGAATTTTATCTATTCTAGTATCGTCTTTCCAATTATTGTAATAGCTCAAATTGTTGCAATGCTTAAGAACCATATCTCTATCCACTTGCACTGTTCCTTCTAATGCTGACATTTCAGCAAAAACTGCATCTACAATAGCTTTTACAGATTCACTGCATCTAGACTCATCAGGTATTCTAGCAAACTTTTCTTCAAACTCGTCCTTAGATCCTACTAACATTATATCTACTACACTGCCGAATACAAAATGAGGAGCGATAGACTGCTCCCCATTTTCTTGTTTTTCTTTAGCTTTTAGATATTCTTTAGGACTTATAAGTATCTTTTTAAGGATACTTTGATTTAACTTATTAATACTTTTATATTCCATATTTTATTTTTTTACTAATCCTATTACTAAATCCTCAAGAGTCAACGGCATCGTTTTAATTTGATATACCAATTTTCTATCTTTAAAATCTATCACAGGAATAAATTCGTAACTAGTTTTTCTTAGATGCCTAACATTATCATCAGGGATTACTCCTTTCTTAATAAGTACATCATCTAAGCACTTAAGCCATATTAATGCTAAATTTCCTATATCCCAATTAGGTTCATAATCAGCTGTAGCAGGTTTCCAGCTTATTTTTCTCTTTCCTGTAGTTTTATCTACGATCATTTTCATCCCTCCAAAATTTATTGGAGCATACACTTTAAGAACAGTCTCTACTGGCCCTTCTATTGTTAAATTTTCGGGAATATGTTTTTCTATGTAACCGTGCATAGCCGCAACTAAGGCGGCTCTTGTTGAAAAATGCACCGAGGCATGGATTTTATTATAACCAATCTTTATCCATAGTTTTTTACTTTGTGGTATATGCGTAATAAATTCTGGAAATTCTAATTTAATTTCACTTACCATATCAATCGTTTTATAGCCATTGAAGGCTGTCAGGTGTAATAGCAGGAATTTCTGCTACAGTTTCTTCTATTACTACAGGCGTAAAGTCGGGTCTTATTCCATATTCATAATTAGAATTAATAGTTGAGAGTACTTCGTCACTTACAGTAATATTTTTAATCTTAAAGAATCCCGTATCTCCACTGTTAATAACTTCAGTAGAATATTTTGTCAATAAGATATTTAGCATTTCCTCAGTTAGAACCTCTTTATCGAGTAAACTTTTAACAATAGTATCTAGATCACTACGCAAAGAATAATTATCCTTGCCTAAATAAGCTAATAAACTCTTAAAGTTTACATGATTCTTAGTATGAGAATTAGCAATTTTATAGTGATACTCTTTAAATAATAAATGCATGTAGAGCAAACTTTGTTTATAATTGCTGTTAGCCATTATTTCCATTGCAAGTACATGATTATCTTCATCTGTGCTTTGGAACATTTGCTCTAATTGATCATAAACTTCAGAATTAATTACAATTGCTTGATCTCCATTTAATTTATCTACTAGACTGCCGTCGCTTAGAATAACTCTACCGCTTAAATCTGATAGTAATTTATAGTATTCTTCAGATATTATTTCTAAATACTTAGAAGTTCTATTAGACTCAGCAACACTTCCAGGATTTTGAATAAGTGCTCTATACACAGCAAATTCTTCTGTACAAATTCTTATTATACCTGTCCAATCTGAATACACTACTTCTCCTGTATAAAATTCTAAAGCAGTATCTATGTTTTCAATAGCTCTAGAATTTAAATGCGGTTTAAGTGCTTCATAACATGCTTTAAAATCTTCTGTTTTAAGAGAATAGTACCATTTAGTAGTCATCATTTTGCTGATTGAATGCTTACTACCAAATACTGCTGTAGAGTCTTTGACATTTCTAACTACAGTAACATTATAATCTAGAATAAGATTTTTTAATTTTACCCTAGGAATGTTTACTCCAGGTAGAAAGTATAACTTATCCCCAATCTTAGGAGTATATTCATCAGTTGAGACAGCAAGGTGAGCTTTAGTTGCAGCATCTAGTGCTACTCCCGTATCGAGTGAAATATTAAATCTATCTATGTTTAAATTACCTTTTCCATCAGGGCTTGTTGAATACTCATCAACTTGAAATATTAAGAAATTTTCCATAGTTTTTTACTTTATAGCCATTTTAGCGACTTTTGGATTTAACATTATTTTACTAAACTTAGGCTTGTTACCATTTAACAGTTCTTTAATGATATAATATCTTAAATCATCGGTAAAAGACGTACACTCAGTAGTTATTGCAGATAATCTTTGAATAACTAAATCAGAAATAGAACCAGTAGCAGCTTTGTTTAAAGAATAATTAATAATTCTAGTAGCAACAACACTTGAGATATCCGCTCTAAACTCATCCTCCTCTCCAATCATATCCTTAAGAACTCCGAATACATACCCTTCGTCCTTAGTTAAGATATCTTCAGGAGAAATAATCTTGTCTAGCTTATTATTAATAAACATAGTAAACATGGAACTAAAATCTGTTCCAACACTACCCTCACCGATCATCTGGATTATAGGCAATTCATCCTCAAATTTAGCAATAGAGCTAATAGAGTTAAAGAAAGTAGTAACACTTCTTGGATTAACTTTTTGAGTAATTAATTCTGGATTCATCAACATAAAATTGATACATCTACCGTCAATGTTTACTGCTTCTGCCCATCTTGCCCATACTGCTACATCATACTTTAACTCGACACTAATAAAACGAGTTTGTTGTGCAACATCTAAAGAAGTTACATTATAGTCACCATTGTCAGGATTAGTAGTTAATACTACGTGCCAATTCTTAGGCAATTTCCAAGAAACATATTCTTGTCTATCACAGATTTCCATTACTGCTTGCATAAATCTATGGTCGGCTCTAGTAAAATCATCTAAAATTAAGACACCACCTTCACCTTTACCTTGAATCCATTCAGGAGCAGCATGCGACATTCTTTTGTCTACAACTTTATATCCTTTTTGTCCAGCAAGTTCAATTTCTTGCTCTGTTATCCAGGATACTTTTCCTTCAGCATTTTTAATTTTGTATTCTTTAATAGGGAAACCAATTAACATTATTTGTTATCTCTAAGGCTCTTTATCCTTAGATTCTGCATCTTTATATATACATGCAGTTCAGACTATATCATCACATTTCTATTATAGCTATTCTTGGTAGAATATCAAAATGTGTTCTGCGCTCGTGGATAATTTACCTTCATCACCACATGGTAAGGTTACTATATCTAGTCGTTGCTCCTTACTTATATTTCTATAAGTCTTGGGTCAGTATTGTCCATTTCAGGATGTTCACTGAGTTCACAGAATTTAAAGGGGACCTAATTGGTTTTTAATTTTATTTCAATATTAAAATTTGTTTTTCCAGATACTATCATCTTAGAGAAAAATTCCCATGCATTTTTTACATTATTAAAAGCAAATTCGCCTTCAGAATAAAAATTAAAATGTTTACCTAAATAATTTGGATTTACATCAAATTTTTTTATAGAAGTTTTGCTATTAGAATATCTTAATCTTATTCCGTCTTTACTTATACCCTTAATATAACCTCCAGTTAATCTTTGTACGTCTTTTTTAGTAATATTTAATTTTTCAGAAGCTTCTTCTTTGTCTTTAAAAGACTTTAAATAATTTCCAAAATAATCATATACTTCGACTGTACAAAAATCAAATTTAGTTTTATACTTTCCAACCGCTCTACCATCAATAATTGATTTTGATAATTTTTGCTTACTATATATTGATAAAGTTTTAAGGACAGGATCTAATTGTAAATTAAAATCAGGTTTTAATGTATCTATGTAATATTTTTCTCTTAAAATTCTAGATTCTGGTGAACAAAATTCTAATATTTCGTATTTAAAACTGTTTATACCGTATTTATTAAAAGCTTTTTGCATAAAATCATTTGAATGTTTGTTATTCAAAAGTTTTTGCCTATGTTCTAATAACCTATCGTATAAAGTTTTAGAACTACCTACGTATGTTCTAGAATTACATGTTATCATGTATATCCCAGATTTTTGTCTTAGTTCTTTTGCACTCAATTGAAGAATTGATGTTTTCATATACAAATATAATTAAATATTTGCTAAAAACTAAATATTAATCCCCTAATTCTTCTAATTGAGATAGATTTAGTTTTACAACATTTAATCCTAATTCTTCTCCTACTTGCAATATTGCAGAGGTTTTACCCAATCCCGCATCTCCAGCTATATTTATAGTAACTGGAACTTTACCTTGTGATTGAATAAATTGATTATTATTTACAATGTGTTTAACAAAATCTTTTAATTCATCTACGTTTAATTGTACTTGACTCATATTTAATTTTTTAAAGTTCTAATTTTATTACTTGACCTGGGAGACTTTCATTCAGTTCCGATCTTTCTGACAATACCCATAATACTTTTCCTGAAGGTTTTATAGATGTACTACATTCACCGTCAGTAAAATATATTAAACTTGTAAATTGTCGATGCTCCATAAAATACTTAAGCACAGGGTCAAACTCTGTCCCTCCTCTACCTGATACTATTAGTTCAAATTTACCTTTGTAATCAAGAATACTATTGATTTTAGTATCACATTGTACAATAGTAATATCAACTCCAGCTTTATAGATATGATGAATTTCATTCATAAATTCTTTAAGCTCACTGTCGCTGACAGATCCCGAAGTATCAATTGCTAATAGCATTTTCTGTTTCATCTTAATCTTAAGACCAGGATTACCATCATACCTTTTATTTTCCTTTCTTCTGATTTTCTTAGTAAAAATCTTAGTAGAAACTCCCGTAAATCTTCTGATGTATCCTCTCCAATTAAATTTAGGAGGTATTATTTCATCTAATATAATTAGACTCTCCACTTCTCCTGGAACATTTCCTCGCTTCTTAAGAGTTTGTTCTTTAGCATTAGAAAGTAATCGCTGTGTTTGCTTTTCTATTAATTTCTGTTCTGCCTCACTAAGATTCTCAAACTCTTCCCAAGTACTATGATCAGGTAAATCGCCACCTTCGCTAGGACTTCCGTCACCGTTGCCATCTAGTTTATCACACAGTTTGTCAAATTCTGGACTGCCACTTGTACCGTTTTTATCCTTTTCGTCTTTAGCGTCTTTAAGCTTGTCATAGTAATATCTACAACCTGCTTTTCTGTCAAGATTTAATTCTGGATAATTGTTAATATCAATACCTCCTTTAGGTAACCATTCAGAAACAATATATTGATTGATTTCCATATCCATAGCTATATTAGCTAGTTTCCTGTCAGCAAACTTAAAAAAGATACCAAGGTGCCCAAATGCAATATGCAAGCATTTTTGTTAACTCATGCTTTCACATAAGATCAGACTATACCTTCATCCTTATTAGGATGGTCTATTGTAGTCGTTGAACCTCTCTCTTTAAAATAGTTTTCAAATAAACAAACTTTTTAAAGAGATTTGGCTGCGGATTTCCCATTCGGACATTTCTATCTTTTTTACTATACCTGAGTAATTAATTCAGCCACATACTACCTCACGGTGCATGCTTAGTAGATAGAACTTTAGGGGGTCCCCGTCAATTTAAGACATTTTACATATACATTACTGTATAAGGAGCCCTAGTTGAGCTCATGCTTAAGCAAACCCAATCTATGCTCTTCGGATAACTCTTCCCAAAAAGTAGGATTGATAACCAATTGATAGTTGATTCCTTGCTTACTAACGCCAGCCGTGGGTACTTTTGCATTCCATAGTTTATTCAATAAAATGAGAAAGAACCCGTAATAGGGCTCCTTCATCATTAAATCTTTACTAGTTTTACTTAATGTGTCCGCTCTATTCATAGTTTTTAATTTTTAATTTTACAATATCTACTGCTTCTAAGATACCTACGGCCTTTACTAAGTCACTGAAATCAGTTACTTTAGGCAATTCGGGTACAAAGAAATAAGGGATATCATACTTTTCAGTGAAGCTCTTCGATAATTTCTTACCAGCTTCATCATTGTCAAATAGACAAATTACTTTTTTAAATCTAGATTTATATTCATCCATTACAGAATCTTTCATCATAACACTTTCTGACTGTAAGCCAATAGCAGCTATACCTAAACAATCGTGAATACTCATAACGTCCTTTAAGGATTTAGTTATAATTAGTAAGTCACCTGATTCAGGAAGTTGCATGTATCCTTGATGCACAGAATAATCTGCATT